CTTTTAAAAATAATGCAAGGTATTGAAGGACTCATATCTCGTAGAGGATCTCATGCATCTGGCGTAATTATGTTTGACGAAGATCCATATGAATTTGGATGTTTTATGAAAACTCCAAGTGGAGATATAATTACACAGTATGATTTGCATATGGCGGAAGCTGCAGGTATGACGAAGTATGATTTCTTGCTTACAGAAGTACAAGATAAAATTGCACAGTGCATTAAATTTTTACAAGAGTATGGAGAAATTGAAAGTAATTTAACATTAAGAGAAGTTTATGACAAATATTTTCATCCAGATGTATTAAATATAGAAGATAAAGAAGTTTGGGATAATATAGAGCAAGGAAAAATTTTAAATATCTTTCAGTTTGATTCAGAAATAGGAGCACAAGCTGCAAAAAAGATTAAACCTCGTAATATGTTAGAGCTATCTGATGCAAATGGTTTAATGAGATTAATGACCGCAGAAAAAGGTGCTGAAACACCTATGATGAAATATATAAGATTTAAGAATAATCTTGATCTTTGGTATGATGAAATGAAATCTGCGGGATTAACAAAAGAAGAAATAACAGTGATAGAACCTTATTTTAAGAGTTCTTATGGGTTACCCCCTAGCCAAGAGCAAATGATGAAAATGCTTATGGATCCTCAGATTTGTAATTTTACTTTGAAAGATGCGAATGCCGCAAGAAAAATTGTAGGTAAAAAGCAAATGAGTAAGATTCCTGAGTTAAAAAAGCAAGTATTTGAACAAGCAACATCTTCAGCTTTAGGTAAGTATGTTTGGGACGCAGGTATAGGACCTCAAATGGGTTATTCTTTTTCAATTATACATGCACTTGCATACTCGTTCATTGGATATCAAACTGCATATCTTGCAACACATTGGAATCCTATTTATTGGGATACCGCTTGCTTAGTAGTTAATAGTGGCAGTCTTGAAGAAGATAATGATCAATATGATGAAGATGAAGAAGGAACTATAAAGAAAAAAGAGAAAGGTACAGATTTTGCGAAAGTAGCGAAAGCTATAGGTGACATTACTTCCCGCGGAATTGATGTTTCTCTTGTTAATATAAATACATCAGATTATGGATTTAAACCTGATATAGAAAATAATCGTATTCTTTATGGACTTAAAGCTTTAAGTAATATCAATGCAGATATTATAGAAAAAATAAAAGCTGGCAGACCTTATATAGGAATTAAAGACTTTATGAGGCGTTGTCCGCTTACTAAAAAGCCAATGTTAATGTTAATAAAAGCGGGAGCTTTTGATGAAATTGAAACTGTTTTGTCCAATAGAAAAGAAATAATGGCATATTATATATCTCAAGTTAGTGAGCCTAAAAAGAAATTAAATCTTCAGAATTGGAGTGGTTTAGTATCTCATAATCTTGTTCCTAAAGATTTGGAGTTACAAATTAGAGTTTATAACTTTACTAAATATATTAAAGCTAATTTTAAAGTAGGTGAATATTTTAAACTTGATGATAATTGTATTCAATTCCTTGAAAAATTTTTGCCAGATACAATGGATAAATTAGAGACTATTAATGATGTTTTTTGTATCAAGCAGAAAGAATGGGATAAAGTTTATCAATCTCAAATGGATAAAGCAAGAGATTGGTTAAAAGAAAAACAAGAAGAAATTTTAAATAGCTATAATGATTTGTTATTTAAAGAACTTTGGGATAAATATGCGGCAAATACTCAGTCTGCATGGGAAATGGAAGCATTATGTTTTTATCATGGTGACCACGAGTTAAAAGATATAGATATGGAATTATATGATTTGGTGGATTTTAATAATTTAGAATCTAATGAAGTAGAGTATTATTTTAAAAGAGGCGGTAAACAGATACCTATTTATAAGTTGTATCGTATTGCTGGAACAGTGTTATCAAAAAATGATACAAGACATATGATTTCATTATTAACCACAACAGGTGTTGTAACAGTTAAAATGTCTGCAGAGCAATATGCAAAGTATAAGAAGCAAGTAAGTCAGGTTAATCCTGATGGAACGAAAACAGTAATTGAAAAATCTTGGTTTAAACGTGGAACTATGTTGATGTTTACAGGATATCGAAGAGACGACCAGTTCGTTACAAAGACGTACTCTAATACTCCTACACATCAGATATATATTATAGATGAGGTTAATGGAAGTCAAATGAAGTTAAGACATGAAAGATATTTGCCTCAAGGTGGAATAGAAGAAGATTATGAGGAATAATTATGGAATTAAATATTATAATAAGAGATACTGTTATTCAATATGAAACTTATACTAATACTTTAGGTATTTATGATAATGACAATGTAAATAAAGCATTATTATATTATAAAAAAATGTATCCTAAAGACGATATTTATATAGTAAAATATAATTTAAATGAAATAGAAGATTAAGGAGTAGCGGCGACTGCGTCCTGTCAATAACAGGACGCGTTCTCCGCATAAGGAGAATAATATGAAAATTTTTAGTATGAAAAGAGGAACAGGTAAAACAACTTTACTAATAATAATAAGTCATTTTACTAATGCAAGAATAATTACTGCAACAAAAACTTCAGCAAAATATGTGCAAAACCTTGCTAATAAAATGAATTTCTCAATCACTAAACCAATGAGTTGGTATGAATATTATGAATGTAAAGATATTAAAGGAGAAAAAATCTTAATAGATGAATTAGATAATATTCTATATAATATATTTGGAAGCCTAGTGCTAGCAGCCACATTAACGGAGGAAGATTAATGGAAAATAATATTGAACATCCCAAACATTATAATAATGGAAATATAGAAGTAATAGATTTTATAGAAGACCAAGGTTGGGGAGAAGGCTTCTGTTTAGGGAATGCTATTAAATATATATGTAGAGCAGGAAAAAAAGATGGGGAGACAGCAGAATCTGACGCTAAAAAAAGTATATGGTATCTACAAAGATATTTAGAAGAAATTAAAGAGGATAAAAGTTAATGTTAAATTTTATTAATCCTAAAGATCCTTTAGTAACTGAAGATGAAATGTATTCTTTTTATCCAAAAGTAGTAGATAAAAGAGGTAAAGATTTAACTGGAATAAAATTTGGAAAATTACAAGTTTTATATAAAACAGAGAGTAGAAAAGTTGGGAATCAAACAAAACCATTTTGGGTTTGTAAATGTGAAAATTGTGGAAATATAGTTGTTAGAAGAAGTGATCACTTGTATAGATTAGAAAATAATATTTCTACTTGTGGCTGTCCAAATATAATTGATATATCTAATCAAAAATTTGGAAAACTTACTGCCATTGAACCTTACAAATATGATAATCACAATGGATGGATTTGGAAATGCAAATGTGATTGTGGAGGAACATCCTATACTAGTTATTGTAGTTTAACAAAAGGATATACTTATTCTTGTGGATGTTATAGAATTGAGCAACTTACAAAATTAAGTTCACAAGGCTCTAAAGGAGAAAGAGCTATTATTGAAATATTAGAACAAAATAATATACAATATGAACGACAAAAAATATATCCAAAACTAAAAGATAAAAATTTTTTACCCTATGATTTTTATTTACCTTTATATAATACTTTAATTGAATATGATGGACAACAACATTTTTTCTGTAAAAATTCTTGGTGGGATACTGAAGAACAATATAATATTACTAAAAAACATGATTTAATAAAAAATAATTTTGCATTAGAAAATAATATTATTTTAATTAGAATTCCATATTATATATTAGAGCAATTAACTATAAAAGATTTGTTACCAAATAGTTCTAAATATATTATAAATAAAAAATGACAAAAGTTATTAAAGTATTCATCAAAAATTTTATATATAATACAACAATAAAAATGAAAGGAACTTTATGAATTATGATTATACTCTATTCAACAAATTGTTCTCGTTGTAAAGTATTAGAAACTAAACTTAAAAATAAAAATATTGAATATGAAACTGTTAATGATATAGATACAATGATAGATTTAGGAATAAAATCTGCTCCAGCCTTATGCGTTAATAATGAATTACTTTCTTATAAAGAAGCTATAGACTGGGTAAATAATCAACAGGAGGCAA